GCTAATATGCAATTAGTAGCACGTGACAGAATGAGAGAAATTAAATTATGGTCAACTCTTAAAAAAGAATTTGATGATGGTTCATTTGATACTCAAGATGTCAACAGACACCAATTAGATTCTTATCATCAGATTATGAAAAATAAAGCAGAGACACTAACATCAGGTTCAAGTCAACCAGAAGTGTTTAATGTACTTGGACAATTACAAACTATCGAAAGAGTTAAAAAATCAGGAGAAATGATTTACAACAAGAAAGAACAATTGACCAATGATCTCGGAGCCAAAGACAAGTAGACAACTTTTCTTTTTAGTAGCACTTCCTAGATCGGGTAATACTTTATTTGCAAGTATTATGAATCAGAATCCAGAGATAGCTGCAACACCTAACTCTATTACATTAGAGATAATGAAAGATTTGTTTTTACTAAAACAAACGGATGTGTTTCAAAACTATCCAGACCACAAGTCTTTAGATAATGTATTAGATGCCGTGTATGATACTTACTATAAAGATTGGCCACAACGTATAATCATTGACCGTGGACCAGTGACAACACCTGGTAATTTTCAATTAATGCAAAAACATTTTAAACGACCTTTTAAATGTATAGTAATACTTAGAGATTTAATGGATGTGTTAGCTAGTTATATGCAGTGGTACACAGAAAACCCTGATGCATTTCCTAATAGATTTGATTGTAAAAACGATGAAGAAAAATTAAGTATGCTTTTAAATAAAGATGGTGCTATTGCAAAAGATTTAGAAGCTATAAAAAATTCATATAACTATAAAGACATTTGTCATTATGTAAAGTATGATGACATAGTTACAAATCCAGAACAAGAGTTTAGAAAAATATATCAGTTCATAGGTGAACCTTATTTTAATCACAGGTTTAATAATTTAGACCAAGTAAATGTAAACGGTTTATCTTATGATGACAAAATAGTAGGTAGTAATATGCATAAACTATTTGATGGACCTGTAAGAAAAGTATACAACCCTTATATTGAAAAAATTCCAGAAAGGATAAAACAGAAATATGGACACATCAGATTTTAGTTTTATATTTTTAGGTCAGTCGGTATTAAAATACCAAGTGCCTTTAGATGTATATAATACAATCAATCATATTTACGAAACAAAGTATCCTGAATTAAAACCTGCTAACAAACAATTAGTGGGTAAGATTGAAAAAGAACACAGTTTATTTTTTAATGGTGAAGACAGTCCTAAGATGACTAGACATAATCATTTACCTAATAATGTGTTACAGTGGTTTGAATCAAAGTTTAGACATTATTTAGAATGGAATAAAGTTAGACAATATGATTTACATTTTAATTCTGTGTGGGTTAATACTATGTTTGAACATGAATACAATCCAGTGCACGTGCACCAAGGATCATTGTTTACAGGTCTATCCTCTGTCATGATTTTAAAATTACCTGAGTCTTATGGAATAGAATACTCTGCAGCTGATGCACCACAAAATGGTAAACTTCAGATACTAGGTTCAGCTAATGGACATTTTGCAAATGTAGATTATCAACCAAATATTAAAGAACGAGATTTTTATATCTTTCCATATGACATGAGACATTGTGTTTATCCATTTAATGGACCAGGTATGAGACGAACACTGGCTGCAAATATGGATGTGCAGTATGACCCAATTAAAAATAGAGGAGTAAGTTAATGTACGAAAACAGACACATCAAAGAACCTAAATGGAAAAGTTGGATAGTTCAAACAACTACACCATTGTTTACACCTGATCAATGTAGACAGATTATAGAGTGTGGAAGAAAACAACCACCACAACAAGCACAAGTTGGTATGGGTAAACCAGGAGGTGGAACTGATACAAAGAAAAGAGTAACTACAATATCTTGGATACCTTTTAATGAAATGGGACACATGTATCGTGACCTTAATAATTTTATACAAACAGCCAATGAAAATCATTTTGGTTTTGGTGACATACAGGTATCAGAGAATGCACAGTTTACAGAATATCCAGAAGGTGGGTTCTATGATTGGCATATGGATTGTGATGTAAACATGCAACACGAACCACCAGTGCGAAAAATATCAATGACATTATTACTCAATGATCCATCAGAGTTTGAAGGTGGAGATTTAGAACTAATGGCACCAGGTAAATTTGCAGAACTTAAACAAGGTCATGCAATTATATTTGCATCTTTTTTAAATCACAGAGTTAACCCTGTAAGAAAAGGAATAAGACAATCTTTAGTTTGTTGGTTTGGAGGTAAACCGTTTAGATGATAACCCAAGGATTTTTTCCAACACTTATACATGCTGAAGATGTAAAACTAAATAATCAACAACTAGCTAATGACATTGTTGCTTGGTCTAAACAAGATGAAGGTGTTAAAAAAACAAATGTTAATGGTTGGCATAGTCAAACTAATATGCATGAAATGCCACAATTTAAACCTTTAGTAGATGAGTTATTTAAAATGCAACATGAAATATTTAAACAAGAATGGTTAGATAGACAACCAAGATTAGGTAATATGTGGGCTAATATAAATTACAAAGGTGGATATAATAAACCTCATATACATCCCAATAGTTTATTTAGTGGTGTGTATTATGTACAAGCGGAACCTAATTGTGGTAAAATAGTTTTATATGACCCAAGACCTGGTATACAATCTAATATGCCTGCAAGAATTAATGGACAACCTCCTGAACATTTATGGAGAGAAGTTCATTTAGATGCAAAAGTAAATAGAATAATTATGTTTCCTTCTTGGTTATGGCATTCAGTTGAACCTAATGAATCTAACAATATACGAATATCAGTAAGTTTTAATTTTATACAAGATGGCTTTCAATAAATATCAAGTAATTAAAGGTGCAGTAAGCTATGAGTTAGCTAACTTTATATTTAACTATTTCTTGCTTAAACGAGATGCAGTTAAATTTATGTATGACAATAACATAACTTATGACAACGGTATGTTTGGTACATGGACTGATCAACAGATTCCAAATACATACTCACACTATGCTGATAATGTAATGGAGACTTTACTAGTCAAGATGCTACCGATCATGGCTCAAGAAACAGGATTAGATTTAGTGCCAACTTATTCATATGCAAGACTATATAAACAAGGTGATGAATTAAAAAGACACAAAGACAGACCTAGTTGTGAGATATCTACTACTGTACATTTAGGTGGCGATCCTTGGCCTATATTTATAGATGGTACAGGTGCTGATTCTGTTATAGATGAATACAAAAATATACATAAACCCGACGCTCCAAAAGGTACGAAAGTCTTACTTGAAGTAGGGGACATGTTAGTATATAGTGGTTGCGAACTCGAACATTGGCGAGAGCCATTTGAAGGTCAGGTTTGTGGTCAAGTATTTTTACATTATAACCACAGAAATGGTCCGTTCGCCGAAAAAAATAAATTTGATAAACGACCATTATTGGGTATTCCACCAATAAGGAATATGTAATAGAATGAGGTTATATGTTACAAAAAATAGGATTCCAACCAGGGTTCAACAAACAGATTACAGAAACTACAGCCGAAGGACAATGGGTAGGTGGCGATAATGTACGTTTTAGATATGGTACACCTGAAAAGATAGGTGGTTGGTCACAATTAGGTGAGTCTAAACTTACAGGAGCTGCAAGAGCTTTACATCATTTAGTCAATAAATCTGGTAATAAGTTTGCAATCATAGGTACAAACAGAATTCTATACGCTTACACAGGTGGTGTATTTTATGACATTCATCCTATCAAAACTACTACAACATTATCAAACGCATTTAGTACAACGAATGGTTCAACAACGGTTACCTTAACATTTAGCACGGACCATAATATAGCAGTCAACGATATTTTACTTTTAGATAATTTTACAGCTATTACAAATTCTAACTATTCAGCATCAGATTTTGATGATAAAAAATTTATGGTGACATCTGTTCCAACAGGAACAACTTTAACTATTACAATGCCATCGGCAGAGACAGGTTCAGGTGCAACTACATCAGGTGGTATTAGAATACAACATTACTATCCAGTAGGACCCGCAGAACAATTACCTGGTTTTGGTTGGGGACTAGCTTCTTGGGGTGGAACTGTAACAGGTGAAGCAACTACAACTTTAAATGGTGGTATCAATGCTGTCACAACAACTATTGTATTAACAGATGCATCTTTGTTTCCAACATCAGGTACAAACTTTATACAAATAGGTTCAGAAGAAATTTCATACACAGGTATAAGTAGTAATACTTTAACCGGTGTTACAAGAGGAGTTAGAAATACAACAGCTGCAACTCATTCAAATGGAGCAACTATACTAAATAGTTCTGATTACATTGCTTGGGGTGAAGCAGCATCGGGTGACTTAGTTGTTGATCCCGGTTTATGGTCTATTGATAACTTTGGAGATAAAGTAATTGCACTAATTCATAACGCACAAGTGTTTGAATGGGACTCTAATGCAACAAACGCTGTAACCAATAGAGCAACTATTATTGCAGGTGCACCAACAGCATCACGTGATATGTTAGTATCAACACCGGATAGACACTTAGTATTCTTTGGAACAGAAACAACGATTGGAACACCGTCTACACAAGATGAAATGTTTATTAGATTTTCAGATCAAGAAGATATTAACACATATACAGTGGATGCAGTTAATACTTCTGGTTTTCAAAGACTTGCAGATGGATCTAAAATTGTAGGTGCAGTTAGAGGTAGAGATGCAATCTATGTTTGGACAGATACATCTTTGTTCACTATGAGATTTATTGGTCAGCCCCTTACTTTTGGTTTTCAACAAGTTGGAACTAACTGTGGTTTGATTGGACAAAACGCTGCATTAGAAGTTGATGGTGCTGCATATTGGTTTTCAGAAAATGGTTTTTTTAAATACTCTGGTAATCTTGAGACTATGACATGTTTAGTAGAAGATTTTGTTTATGATGATTTAAATACTACAGCTAACCAATTAATTAATGTTGGATTAAATAATTTATTTGGTGAGATTACTTGGTTTTATTGTACAGAAAGTTCAACCGTAATTAACAGATGTGTAACTTATAACTACATGGACTCATCTCCTCAAAGACCGGTATGGACGACGGGAACTTTATCAAGAGGTGCATGGAAAGATTCATCTGTGTTTGGTTTACCACACGCAACT